GGTAACAAGAAGAAGTCTGATCGTATTGTCTGGTCATTGCAGGGTAGGTTTGAGCGTGGTAGGATTGTGTTGAAGGAAGGAGACTGGGTCAAGGAGTTTAAGGACCAGCTTTTAAACTTCCCTACCAACGGTGTGCATGATGATATGATTGATTCACTTAGTTACATTGACCAACTAGCCATCACACCCTTTGAGTTTGATGATGACGAAGAAGATTACGAACCCTTAGACCTAACATCAGGATATTAATATGGCACTACAACGAGTAATAGGTGGATTGTTATCTGATCTAGCTCAAGATTTTGGGACTACTGGGCGACGACTATCTCGAGGCACTACTGAATTTGAGATGGATGAGCAAGCAGTGCTTCCTCCTAACTTACAAAAACCTGAGTTAATGGTAGGTGTTCGTGGTATGATAGAAGCTATCGGAACACCATCGGAAGTAGATCAAAAGAAGCTTACTCTTGCTGAGAATATGTTTAAACGTGGCGAGGCTAACGAAGATATTCTAGCTAAGACTGGGTTTATGTTTGATCCTAATGGTCGTGTTCAAAAAGAAATTGATGATGTTGATGCTCAGTTTCTATTAGACCCTTCAGAAGTAAAGAAGGGTAAAGCATATAAGATGGAAGAAGTATTTCAGCACCCTTCACTGTTTGACTTCTATCCTAAGTTTAAAGGAATGGAAGTTAAGTTTTATGATGGTCCTCCAAAAGAAAAGGGTGAGTTTAACCCAGTTACTCAGACTATTATGATCAATAGAAACAATATTAACTTTATTGATGGTAATGTTCCAGAGATTATTTCTACTGTCTTGCACGAAACTCAGCATGCAATCCAGCAACTAGAGAAGTTTATTGTTGGTGGTAACTTTACTAGCTTCTTGAATAAACCACTGGAAATGGCTACGCAAGAAGAAATTGAAGAAGCTGGTCGTAAATACTTGTCTATTTATGGTGAGGCAGAAGCACGTAACGTTGAGTTTAGATACCTTCTTAAACAGGCAGCAAAAGCTCTTAAGAAGCCAAGCTCTATTGAAGGCCAGAATTTTCTACGCACTCTCACACAAGATCCTTTGTCTCGTAACTATGGTATTAAACCCGAACAACTTACAACTCCTCGTGGGCAAACTGTAGATATTCGTAGTGAAGAGTTTGCACCTATGATTCCTGAAAGGACAATTTAATGGCTGAGAATTACTCTAGCATGGAAGAAGACAAAGTCACAGAGGCAGATAAAGAACTTACTGCTTTTGTTGTCGATCACTGTGACCGTTGGCGCGAGTGGCGAGATACTAACTTCATGAAGAAGTGGGATGAGTATGAGCGTCTGTACTACGGTATCTGGTCTGATGAAGATAAGACACGAGAGTCTGAGCGCTCACGCATTGTAACCCCTGCTATCCGTGAAGCAGTTGAGAACAAGACTGTAGAAATGCTAGAGGCTCTTGGTGGTAATGCTGGCTTCTTTGATATTCGTGATGACGTAGCTGACCAGCAGAAGGTTGACATTGAGCAGTTGAAGACCCAGCTTAAAGAAGACATGACGAAAGAGGGCTATGAGAAAACTATTAAAGAAGTAGCCCGTACTGCTGAAATCTTTGGTACTGCATGTGCTGAGATTCTTGTCAAGAGCAAGATCGAGAAAGCACCCACGATGCAGCAGATTCCTGGATCACCTATGGCTGCTTATGGCGTGTCTGAGACTGAAGTCACAAGCGTACCTGCCAAGATGATTCATCCTCGTAACTTTTTGATTGATCCTAACGCTGAGAATATTGATGAGGCTTTGGGCGTGGCAGTTGAAGAATACACCAGCTTATTTAAGATTGTTAAGGGCATTGAGGATGGAATTTATCGTAAGGTAAACATCCAGCCTTACTATGATGATACTGACCTTGAACCTACAGCTACTGAGTCCATCTATCAAGATGACAAGGTAAAGGTTCTTCGTTACTATGGTCTGGTGCCTAGAGAGTATCTTGAGACTTTGGAGTCTGATGGCAAAGAAGTAGCTGATCTGTTTCCTGAAGATTCAGATGCTGACCAAGTATCAGACTTGGTAGAGGCTGTTGTTGTCATTGCTAATGACCAGTACCTGCTCAAGGCTGAGGCTTCTCCTTACATGATGAAGGATCGTCCTATTGTCGCTCATCGTCCTGAGACTGTACCTGGTAGATTCTGGGGTATCGGTACGGTTGAGAAGGGCTACAATATGCAGAAAGCTATTGATGCTCAGATCCGTTCACACCTCGATAGCCTAGCTCTGACTACTGCTCCTATGATTGCAGCAGATGCTACCAAGCTTCCTCGTGGAATGAAGACTACTGTTCAACCAGGTAAAAGTATTCTGGTCAATGGTAATCCTCAAGAGGTACTGTTTCCCTTTAAGTTTGGTAACACTGACCCAGCTAACTATGAGACTGCTAAGGGCTTTGAGAACATGCTCCTCAAGGCTACAGGCACGCTGGACTCTGCTGAGCTGACACGTGCTACAGCGTCAGGACAGGGCGCTGGTGGGGTTGGAATGTCTCTAGCTATGTCTGCCATGATTAAGAAGAATAAGCAGGCTCTGCTAAACTTCCAGCATGACTTTGTTATTCCCCTGGTGCGTAAGGTTGCTTACCGCTACATGCAGTTTGATCCTGATCGTTACCCCTCGCAGGACTACAAGTTCATGCCTGTTGGTTCAATTGGAATGATTGCTAAGGAATATGAGCAGCAGCAGATGATTGGTTTGCTCCAGACTCTTGGTCCTCAGTCTCCTATCGTGCCTATGGTACTGGCAGGTATTGTAGAATCATCCAGCCTCTCTAACCGTGAGCAATTGCTCCAGCAACTTCAGCAGATGGCTCAGCCTGATCCCCAAGCACAGCAGGCTCAGCAAGCCCAGCTACAGGCTCAGCTACAGCTTCTGCAGGCTCAGGTACAGGAGCTACAGGCTAGGGCAGCAGAAAGCCAAGCAAACGCTCAGGAGAGCCTTGCAAAGGCACAGAAGGCTAGCGTTGAAGCTCAGCTTATGCCGGAGGAAATGCGAGCACGAGTCATTCAATCTATCTCTACGAACATTCCTGATCAGTCTCAAAATGAGTTTGAGCGTAGGGCTAAGATTGCAGAGCTACTTCTCAAGGAGCGTGAGATTGCATCTAAAGAAAAAATAGTTGAGAAACAGATGCAAACCTCTTGACAAATCAGTAATTTTGTGGTATAATATACTCATTAGATAGGAACTCCTTTGGACAAAGTTCTACAGAAATACTACGAAGAGCGGTTTAACATGATGGCTACCGAGGGTTGGAAAGACCTGGTAGGAGATGCACAAGTCATGTTGGACACGTATAAAGATATTGATTCTATAAGTTCTGAGAAAGACTTATGGTTTCGTAAAGGTCAGTTAGACATTCTTCGTTGGCTTGTGGAACTCAAAGGCGTGAGTGAACGAGCATGGGAAGAACTAAATGACCAAAAGAATATTTGAGTTTAGGTGTGCCAAGGGGCACGTAACCGATAAGTTTGTTGATGATGAGGTGCTTGTAGTCGAGTGTCCTCATTGTCATAATGACGCTTCAAGAATGATTTCAGCTCCACGTATTGCGCTCGAGGGCATCACAGGTGCGTTTCCGACAGCAGCAGATAAGTGGGCAAAGAAACATGAAGAAGCAACGAGGGTTGCCTACAAGAAACAATATGGTTGATTCCAGGCAACATTTTTAATTCCTATAATCACGCAATGTGACAGGAGGATATAGTGGCTACATTTACTGAACCGCAAGAAGACAACGAATCTGAAGTAGAAGAAGTTTTTCAACAACCTGAGCAGGAAGAATATCAAGAGCAGCAAGAGCCTGTAGCACAGGAAACTCAAGCAGAGGAAGAAGAAGATCTTCCTAGTAAATATAAGGGTAAGAATCTAAAAGATATTATCCGCATGCACCAAGAGGCTGAGAGGCTAATTGGTCGTCAGGCTCAGGAAGTTGGTGAAGTTCGAAAGCTGGCAGATGAGTTAATCAAGCGACAAATCAGCACACCTGCACCACAGGTAACAGCCGCTAAAGAAGAAGATGAAGTTGACTTCTTTGAAGATCCGAGGAAAGCAGTAAGCAAAGCAGTAGAGAAGCACCCAGCAATCCAGCAAGCTCAGATGCAAGCTGCTGAGTTTAAGAAGATGCAGGTGCAAACTAAACTGCAACAAGTATTTCCTGATTTTAAGGAAGTTGTTTCTGATCCTAGCTTTGCTGAGTGGATTAATAGTTCTACAGTTCGTAAGAACTTGTATGCAATTGCTGACACTCAGTATGACTTTGACACAGCAGCCGAACTTATTAGTACGTTCAAAGAACTAAGAGCTACTAAGCAAGTTAAGCAAACTGCAGAAGTACAGCAAGCGACAAAGGAACAACGGACTAAAGCCATGAAAGCTGCTGCTGTTGACACGGGCACTGTTGGTCTTGACTCTAAGAAGAGTTATCGACGAGCAGATCTGATCCGACTACAAATTGAAGACCCTGATCGTTATCAGCAGCTACAACCAGAAATTATGGCTGCATACGCTGAAGGTCGTGTGATTTAAATTTCATAACTGAAAGGAATTAAAAATGGGACTTGGTACTGGTCACGTAACTAAAACTACTGCGGATAAATTTATCCCAGAGATTTGGTCTGATGAAATCATCGCTGCGTATAAGAAGAACCTGGTTGCTGCTAACCTGTTCTCCAAGATGGCCTTCAAAGGTAAGAAGGGCGATACGCTGCACATTCCTAAACCCACTCGCGGTGACGCTTCTCTCAAAACTGCTAGCAATCAGGTTAATCTGATTGCTGCTACTGAGACTGAAGTTCAGGTTCTTGTTAACAAGCATTACGAGTACAGCCGTCTGATCGAGGACATCGTCGAAGTGCAAGCTCTGTCTTCGCTTCGTAAGTTCTACACCGATGACGCTGGTTACGCTCTTGCTCGTCAAGTTGACACTGATCTGATCCGTCTTGGTCGTCTGCTTAACAGCGGCACCTGGAACGGTACGGATGCTACGTTCACCTATGCTAACGCTTTCCTTGCTTCTGACGGTACGACTGCTTTTGATCCTACCGCCAACACCAACACTGGTAACGAAGCAGCGATTGCTGACGCAGGTATTCGTCGCACTATCCAGCGCCTCGATGACAATGACGTTCCGATGACGGATCGTTTCTTCATCGTTCCTCCTTCGACTCGTAACGAGCTGATGGGCCTGGATCGTTTCACTGAGCAGTCCTTTACTGGTGAGGTCGGCTCTGCTAACACCATCCGTAACGGTCAGATCGGTGACATCTATGGTGTTAAGGTCTATGTTTCCACCAACTGCGACACGGCTACCACTGCTGGTTCTGGTGACGTTAACCCCCGTATTGCTCTGATGGCACACAAAGATGCATTCGTGCTTGTTGAGCAGATGGGTGTTCGTTCGCAGACTCAGTACAAGCAAGAGTACCTTGGTACGCTCTTCACGTCTGACATGCTGTACGGTGTCAAAGAAGTGCGTCCTGAGAACGCTGTTGCTCTGGCTGTCTTTGGTTAAGTAGTATCTGCCCAGGTGTAAAAGCCTGGGCAGTTTACTAAGTGCATTGAGTAAAAATACTCAGTGTATTGAGTAAACTGTAAGGAGAGTCAATTGGGTATCTATCGCGGAGTAGGCGGTACTGGTGATGCTACTGGTGACGCTTCTAATCAAGCAGTAATTGCTACAACTAAAGCTAACGAAGCTACAGCCTCTGCAGCTGCAGCAGCGTCTTCTGCGAGCGCAGCAGCAGGATCTGCATCATCAGCTTCATCAGCCTCGTCTACAGCCTCTACAGCAGCCACTAACGCTGCTGCTTCATCTTCCGCAGCAGGAACATCAGCAACCGCAGCAGCATCCTCTGCAAGCTCAGCATCAAGTTCTGCAAGCACTGCTTCTACCGCAGCTACTAATGCTAGTAACTCTGCATCTACTGCTTCTAGCGCTGCATCTAATGCCAGTACTTCAGCTAGTAATGCTAGCACGTCAGAAACCAATGCTAGTAACTCCGCAACTGCAGCAGCTAGCAGCGCATCTACTGCAAGCACTGCAGCCACTAACGCTAGTAACTCAGCTACTGCAGCAGCCAGCAGCGCATCTACTGCAAGCACTGCAGCCACTAATGCTAGCAACTCAGCTACTGCAGCAGCTACGTCAGAAACTAATGCAGCAGCTTCAGCATCTACAGCATCATCAGCAGCAAGTAGCGCTACTTCATCAGCATCTACTGCAAGCACTGCAGCCACCAATGCTAGTAACTCTGCTAGCGCTGCGTCTACCTCTGCTACTAATGCTGCATCTTCTGCGTCAACAGCAAGCACTGCAGCAACTAACGCAAGTAACTCAGCTAGTGCAGCAGCAACATCAGCAACTAATGCAGCTAACTCAGCCACTGCAGCCGCTAACTCAGCATCACAAGCAGCAGGCTATGTATCTACAATTTCTGGAGGCACTTACTAATGGCTACAATCCTAACTAAAAAGAAAGATACTACCGGCGCTCCTGGTGCTGGTGATCTTACCAACTCAACTGGTGGTGCTGAACTAGCAGTAAACACCTTTGATAAACGACTGTACACTAAAGACTCTGGTGGTAATGTTGTAGAGCTTGGTATTAACCCCACAAGTGTCACCACAGGCAACCTCACTGCTACTGGTACTACCACCATTAACACAGGCATCAGCGGTGTTCTAAAGGCTGCTAGTGGTGTTGTGTCTGCTGGTACTGCTGGTACTGACTATGTTGCTCCTGGTACTGCTACTACTTTTACTGCTTCTCAACGAGGCTCTGTTACCACAGACAATGATGGTTCGTTTTCAATGACTGCAGGTAACAACTTCAAATGCACACCCACTGGTAACTTCACACTGACCTTTACGAACATCACTGCTGGTCAGAGTGGGTTTATTCTGTTGGTGAACTCTGGTGGTTATACAGTCTCTGCTCATGCGAATACTAAGGTCTCTGCAACTGCTCTAGCGACTATTAGCGCAGCAGGTACATATCTCTTGTCATACTTCTCTGACGGTACGAATGTGTTTGTTGTTAACTCTGGAGCATTGGCATGAGTGTCCTACCAGTAGGAATTGGAAGCTCAGAAGAGGGCGGTTATCAGATCACTCGATCACTGCGGTTTAACAGTGCTGACTCTGCAAACCTGTCTCGGACGTTTTCCACAAACGGCACAAACCTTAAGATTAGAACTTTGTCTTTTTGGCTAAAGAGAACCACTCTTGCTACATCTTCAACTGTTTTTCAATGTTGGAATGGCAGCAGTAGTTATTCGATGGGCGTTGAATTTAACTCAAGTGATCAGTTGTATTTTACCTTTGGGGGCACCACTGCCGTTGCTCTCACCACATCACAA